GACGCACCGTAGGTAAAACCGCTGGTCAAACTTACAAGGGTCCAGACCGAACTGTCAGTTTGCTTGACAATCCTTACGGCACCGCGCACTGCGCTCGTGGACGTGCTTATGGCCTGAAACAAGTTATCGACGCCAACCCCGCGCGCGTCTTTCACGTCGATGAGTAGAGTAGTACCGCCGTTTGTGAAAGCAAACGCGCCACCGGCCGAAGTGCCAACGGCGCCAGAAAGCGCGGCGTCAGCGCTACGAATTGTGAAAGGCGAGGTGTACGCGCCGCCGTAAGCGATAATATTTAAATTACCTTGGAGATTGTTCAATTCGGGGACCAGTACGCCCCCTTCCCAGCTCAAGAACGCATCCACCCTGGACGAAAACGTGGTGCGGTCGCCGCGCTGAGGAATTGGCGGAGGTGGAGTAAGTGACATTATATAAGTCCTTTAACAGTACAATTCAGCGTCGGCATTCCGTAGTCGTTATACTGCAATTGGGCGCTTAGGAGACCGAAAACAGTGAGCGATTCATACATTTCTTCCATACTGCCGACCACGACCACAGGAATACCAAGAAGTAATTTTACCGAATTCAAAACATTATTTGCTTCTTGTATATCCATCTTGACCTGAATTGACATCCCGGTAGCATTTACACGCTTGCGAATTGTAGTGTTTCCGTAGGCATCCGTGCCGACGGAGCTATAGTCGATCGGCTCTACTGATGCGCCTCGCTGCGGGATACCAAGTGGTTTCATGTCGCCAATCGCCACCATCCCTAAAGAGATAGGACCTGATACTTTCGAGAGCGTGATTACTATCTGAGAAGCCCCGTAGGGATCAATACTGGACGCGATGAACTGCGTTTGCGGCTTGAAACGGTCGTAAAAATACTCATAGTAGTCCGAAGGCATAGACCCTTCGAGAGGTGCCGAATACGAGTAGATCAGATTACCGCCTGGCGAATCATAAGCCTTTACATCCAGTGTGTCGGCATCAATACCGAAGAGGGCAAAACCATTGAACGCGCCGGGAGACAGCGTTATAACAAGCGGAGAAGGTGCCACGGTCGGGGTGCTAATCAAAGTATCGAAGGCCGCCGTTCTGTTTGTGGGTCCCACGTCAATCCAGTAGGTTCCAACGCCGGTAGCCGTTGTCCGATTGGCCGCAACAGTCGGGTCCTTGCCCGCGTTCACGTCCTTAAGGCTTTCGTACACCCTGTGCGTTGACGCGCTGTACACGCGGGCGCCGGTCGGATAATTCGTGGAGCTATCCCACGCGGGATTAACGTCTTCAGCCAGTGGTGTGTTATTAGAAACCATCGAGACCAGTACGCCCGGCGTGTTGATCACATCAACCGGCGCCAGGACGCTACAGGTGTCGCTGCTATCTTCTTCCCACGCCATCAGCTCGCCTCCGTCAGAATTGCGCTGCCACCGGCCGACACCTGATCAAACTGTAGAGCAAACTTGCCGGTACTACTTGCAGTGTCGCCGACATGGGTCTCAACGTTTGCCATTCGCGTGTTCAAGGTTTGCAGTTGTGCCAACATAGCCGAACCGTTGTTCATTGTACCTGTTTGCACAGAGAAATCAATGACAGGCGGGTGCGAGGCTTGGTACTCAGCGGAGTTCTTCAGTGCGTCGGCGACGCCGCCCAGAGTGGTGTTGCCGCTCTGTAGGTTGTTCAGGAAGAACTGCAGGCCGCCGTCGTCGCTAGGACGACCAAGGATCGACTGGTACAATGCTTCAATCTGCACTCTGTCAGTTACGCTTGGCTGAGTGGCGATAGTCTTATTCTGCAACGCAGCCGAGATCGAATTAGCGAAGTTGGCAAATGCAGTCACGACATTTTGAACCGATGTGTTGACGCCGTTAATTGCGTCGAGCTGCATCTGTGCCGCAACCACCATGTTATCCAGGCGTGCCACTTCCGCATCGTATCCGCGCTGCGTCGCATCCTTCTGATCCTGCAACACTTTCAGAGTTTGCTCCGCGGTGGACAGCTGATCATCCGTCAGGTCCGAGAGTTCTTCGATGTTGTTCGCTGTGCGCAACTGGTCCCGCTGGAAGTCCTGCAACGTCGCGAACTTGTCGCCCACATCCTGGCCTAAAGCGTCCAAGGCGCTGCGCAGATCATCAGCCTTAGGCAGAACACCACCGGCGCGTGCAATCGCCACGGCGGCCGCTATTTGAGCCTGTGCGGTGCTTCGATCGATCGTAGTCCCGGGAAGGCCCGTGCTCTTGAGCGTTTGGGACAACGATTGCAGGTCAGACACCTTGGTGCTGGCCGCATCAATCGAGGCTTGGATGCCTTTCATCACCCCGTCAAACGAGGTTTGCAACTCCTTCTTACGCGCATCAACCGAACGTTGCAACACACCGAACGCATCACCAGCGGCAGCTTGCAATGCCGTCACAGCAGCGGCAGCTGCGGTGTCCGCCGCTTCCTTGGTAGCATCTGCGGCTGCATTCAAGTACTCAGTCACTTGCTTGAACTGCGGCGCGATAGCCAACAGCGTAGCATACTGCTCGGCGCCCTCTTTAGTAGCCAGGGCGCCCGACGACAACAAGTTCTGTACCGCGGTCTTGAACTGCTCAGTAGTCGAGATGCTGGACATGCCGATTGAGCCGAGCGCATCCGCCACCCGCTTCTGCACCGGTGCGATCTTTTCGGCGTCGGTCAGGAAGTTGTCGTTGAAATACTGAGTTTGGGAAACCAATGCGTCCAGGCCGCCGGCCAGCTTGATCAAGCGCTCGCGCGCTTCAATCGAAGCGACGCCCACAGTCTTGAACGCCGTAGCCGAGTCGCTACCCATGCTTTTCAGGATCTCGTCTACCGCCATGAAATCGGTGGTCACGCGTTGCAGAGTAGCCGAAGCGGTCTCACCGCTTTGTTGGAACTGGCTAATGTTCGGCAGTACCGACGTGGCGATCGCGTCGCTGATGCCGGCGAAGTAGTCGGTGATAGCTTTCTGGTTCGCTGCGTCGTCCTTGCCCAGTGCGATCTTGATTTGATCCGTGCGATTGGTGATCACATCTGCGCTGACGCCGAGAGCTTTGGCGTAACTACTATTCGCCGCCTTAATAGCGTCGTAGGTAGTCGTTAATGCCTTGATGGTGGCCTCGTCCACCGCAGTGTAGTCCGTACCATGCTTGTCACTGCGGAACCATCCACCTTTTTGCGTATAATCCGTTCCCACCTGGCCCGAGAACATACCGTTGCCGAGCGAGCCACTCAAGGTGCTGCTGTCGCTGTACTGCTTCGGACCACGGCCGAACGCCGCTTTGGCCAGGGTATAAACCGCCACCGCCCCACCCACCCACGGGAGCGCCGTCGCCAATCCACTGATGCCCGTAGAGATAGCCCCAGCAATCTGTGGGCCAACCGTATCGGCAATGGTGTTGCCGATCTGCAGACCCAATGCTGAGCCCAGTGGGGCACCTGCGCCGGCGCCATTTAGGCCGCCCACCAGGCTACCGACGAAACCAGTGCCAACCCCACCGGCTGCGGTCAAGCCGCCCGTAAGCGCGCTGTACAACGAGCCGGCCGAACTGAGCAAGCTACCGCCCTGGGTAAGCGCGCTCAGTCCACTATTGCCAGCTAGACTCGCCACCGCAGCCGGGCCGTCTACCGATGATCCGATGTTGATGATCCACTTCTTCAGCGTCATCTGGTACAGCCAGTCGAAAAAGATATTCTTGGCCGATTGCTTCAAACGGGTAAAAGCATCTTTGCCACCATCTGCGATGGACACAAACGTGTCGTGCGCGGTCTGTTCCACGTCGCCCCAGAACTTCTGATACGACTGGATCTGTTCTTTCGAAACAACCAGGTCGGCTTGCTTGCGCAGCTCATCGGCCTGGCGACGGTACGCGTCGGCCACCTCGTCGATGATGGCGATCTGCGCACGCATATCGAGCGCAGCAGCTTGATCCCGTAGTCTCGCAGCCGTCAGTTCGGCCACCTGCTTGCTCGTCAAGCCCAGTGCTTCGATCTCGTCTTGCTGGTCGCGCGTGCGGTCCTGCTGGGCTTTGGTCTCGGCCTGCGCGGCTTCGATCAAATCGGCCGTGTTGCCCACCGCGAGACGATAGCGCTGCTGTTCCAGTAGGATTAGATCTTCTTCTTCTTTTGCATTGCGGTTGTTGATCTTGGTGCGCAGGTTGCCGATCGTACCGATGATCGCTGCGCGGTCGTCCTGTTTCTTTGCAAGAGCCAGCAACGCTTGTTGGGCAGCTATCTGCTGATTCAAATCCTTGATGTCCGACTTGGCAGAAGCCCGCAGAGCCGCTTCGTCGTCAAGCTGACCGGACTGTTTCAAGAAATTAATGTGCTCTTGCTCGCGCGAGTTAA